GCGGCATCCGTTCGTCGTTCAGTCTCATAAAGTTATTGTCTACGGACTGGATCTGAGCCTTTGCTTGCTGAGCGTAATAATCATCACGCTGCTTCATTAGCTCTTCCGGTGCCTTACACAACAACAATCCGCCAATCTCAATGTTTCCTTTAAATTTGGAATTGGGATCGGCAACGTGCATCAACTCCGGATGATCTTCAGCCTTCACAGGCTCCCAACCTTCGCGGAATTTTGCTGCGGTATTCGATGGGTCTGCATTACCCATAATCGAAGTCCGGATGTAGCGGAACACCCAACCCGGCTTCGGCTCAGGGGCCGGTAGCGTCTGGGGTGGAGTCCACTGCTGCTTGCGCTGTGTGGATTCTCTACTTTCAATCTCACGAGCAAGACGATTATCAGCCATTGTCATTCTCCAGTTTCATAAGTTCACGTGCGTACTGTTCGTTGCTAAGACCAAGCTTTTTGGCAAGAGCAACTTGAGTCGGTGTCAGGCGTACCTGACGAGGCGCGGTGGACCGCGTTACCGGAGCTACGACAGTAGCCTGTTTTGTGCGAGCAGGCTTTTCAGCCTCCTTCGTTTGAGGAACTTCTTCCTGTTCTACTTCAAAGTAGTCTGGGAATCGCTTCCTCATCGTCGAGTCGATTTGCTTGTAGTAGTCGTCACTACGCAGATCAACACCGGACCTCTCTAACTTAGCGTGCAAGCCCAGAGCGAGGGCGGTCATCTCCTCGTCTACACCAAACCAAGGGTTCTTCTGCTTCCAGCTTTCGGCTTTTGGGTCAATGACTGGAGCGGCAGGAACCTGTGGTGCCTGTGCTTGTTGTGTTTGTTGTACACCTGATTCTTGGCTTTGTAAAGCAGGTTGAAATCTAGCGTATTGTTGGATACGAATCTTAGCGTCAGTCATAGCCTCCTGAGCTTCAGCGATTTTCTCGGCATCGCCTGACTCATAGGCCATCTTCAACTTCTCTTTGGCGACCACTAGTTCGGTATTAGCCGACTTCGTGACCTCTTGGATATAAGCCTTTTCACCATTACCAAGACGTTGCTTCAGCCTCTGGTTCTCTTGGTACTGGGCTTGGGCAAACTTAAGAGCCTCGTCCTTCTCACGGGCGGCGGCTTCTTTAGCACGACGCTCGTCGTGCCAAACCTTCTTCATCTGGGAGAGGCGCTTCTTAACCTTCTCCGAGTACTCTTCAAGGTCGTCTTTATCAAGCTCGTCCACTACATCCTTCGGCAGCGGCACGCGACCCCGATCTTCCGGTGGGGTATCGTCGATAACCTCGACCTTAAAGCCGTCATCGGCTTCAGCCTTCTGGCTGGCCTGCTCCTGCTCTATTTCATCAGGAAACTTAAATTCTTCCTTATCAGCCATAACTATCTCTCCTTATGCGCGACGGATTCCACGGGGATCTTCGACCACCGCTTCTACCGTGTCGTCATTGATGATGCGGAACTCACGACCGTGGATAACCACGCGAGTGCCTGAATACGGACGGGTAAGGACAAAATCGCCTTCCTTACACCATGGGCCGGTGGGGAACCGGTCCTTGTCTTTGTAGCAGAGGTCTCCCATCTTCACGACGAAGAGCACGACCGTAGTCAGTTCTTCCGTGCGTTTGGTGTCGTCTGATTTGATGATGCCACCCTCAAACTCCTCTTCTACGTGCGGTACCGCACACAGGATTCGGTAGCCTTTGGGTTCTGGCAGGAGCTTGGCCTTGGCGGCTTCCTCCTGAGTCTTCTCGATATCAATACTGCTCATTCTTCGTCCATCCTCTTTGCAAGGTCTTTGATGTAGCCAATAGCGAGGTCGAGACCCTGTAACGCCCCACATAGCCTTTTGTACTCACCTTCATCCAATTTGCCTTGGATGAGGTTTTCCACGATCAACGTGCGCTCCTCCTTGAGTTTGGTCTCAAGGTATTCCAGAGCGTTTGAATAGCTCACTTAGTCCTCCTTCTTCTTTGCACCTTTCGGCGGTTGTACTACGGCGCGTGCCGAAGCATCTCTGGTCTTGGCAATGTCAATTCCCATCCGCAACCCTTCTGCCTGCTGCTTGGCAGACAAGTTGGTTTTGTGCTTTTGGATATCCACGCCAAGTCGCGCAGCATCAAGCTGCGTTCGGTTCTCAATCTCCTGTTTGCGAAGATCAAGTTCGTCTGCTCTGGCAGCCGCTTCGATCTGCATCTCTTGAGTCTTACGCTGCAACTCAGCCTGTCGGACTTGAGCATCCAACTGCATCTGCTGAGCTTTAAGCTGCAACTCTTGTTGACGGAATTGAAGTTCCATTTGCTGCATTTGCAGAACCGGGTCCTGCATCTGCTGTTGTGCCTGCTGCATTTGAGCTTCGGCTTGATCTTTCTGAAGCAACTTGGCAGCGGCTTGTGCGGCAAGGCGAGAGATCTGCAACTCGACCTCTTCGGGCAAGTAAGTCTCGTCCTTCTCCGGATCTGGGATAGGCGGCAAAGACGCACCCAGTTGGTTCTCGATTTCTTTGCGATACTGGAACGCCACGTGCTCCATGATGTGAGCAGCGGCAGCGGCCATGATCTCGTTGGCTTTTGGGTTCTGCCCGACCATCTGTCGAATCTTCGGGTCTTGCATAGCAGCCATGTGAATCTGCAAATGCGCCTCGTGATCTTGGTAGTAGAACGCCTTGACCGGCTTGCCGTTCAGGATGTCCATGTTCTCCGTGACAGGATCAATCGGCTTCATGTCGTCCTTCGACGGCACGATCTTGTTGGCGTTTCGGATGCCAAGCGTCTCAATCATCTGGCGATGCAGATATGGCATGTCATAGATATCAGGTGACTGCTGCGCCAACTGAAGCACCGCTTGGTACTGCACGATCTTCTGCGACATTGTTGCCGCGTTTGGATCACTGACCGGGATCACATCGACGTTGTCGTAGTCAGCCTTCTTCGCACTTGGGCTGCCGACTTCCGGCTCGTAGCTGTACTCGTCTGGCGTGTTGTCACGAATGATCGCAGCGAGGAGTTTGAACTCCTGCTTCATCGTGTAATAGATGCGAGCCTGCACAGCCGACATCACTTTCAGCACGCGCTCCAAGATGGCGAGCGTCGTACCGACCGGAGCCTGCGAGGACATGTCCGAGATTTTGAGGTCCGACACCGCAGCGAAGCGACGTCCTTCTTCAACGACCTTGTCCATCAACATGGCAAGAGTCTGACTCGGCTCCTTGTACGGCAGCGGGAGGATGTTGTCGCGGATCGCACCAGATGGGATATCTACGTCTCGGAACTCGCCCGGAGCAATAGGCGTATCGTCTCCCTTAATTCGCAACCCGCGCGACTTGAGACCACCCGGAAGGTTGCTGAGTGTTCCTGCGTCGATAAGCTGGCGAAGAAGTGATGTAGCTGCCTTAGAGTGTCCACCGATAAGGTGGATGAGACCAAAGTAGTAGAACCCGAAGCCGGGGATGTAACCATAATGAACAAAGTGCTGTCGTTTGGCTTTGAGCTTGTCATCTTCTCTCCAGTTCCTGCGAATCGCTAGAACCGTTCCAGTTCCCTTCTCGATAGTGACCACATAAGGTAGTGCTATACCGGTCTCGTGATTGTCCTTGTCCACATCCGGATAACCCGGCAGGTCAATGCTCACGTGCATCTCAAGCAACTGGAACCTATCGTCCATGCTTGCGCTGAAGCCTTGATCTTCGGCCTTCTGCTTCTCTACCTCATCCATGACGCGCATCGGCTCACCCAGATCAATGTCTCGGTAGAACCCTGCGTACTGAAGTTTGATTAGTTCATTCTTCGTCTTACGCATGCGGTGCGTAACACGCTCAGCCGTTTCGATGTTGGCAGCGCCATACGGCACAACGATGTCTTCAGCCGGAATGTAAACAGCTGTTTGTCGATCCAACGATGGGTCGAAGTAGACCTTCTTGAACGCGTTACCCGCGAGGGCCAGCGAGAGCAGGAGTCGCTCATGCTCAGGCCGATACTCCTTCATCACCTCGGTCAGTTGGTAGTTCATGTCATCTGCAACGCGAATGGCAGAATCCTTCTTCTCCGGGGTCTCCTTGCCGATGATCTTGGTCTTGACCGGACCCATCGCTGGGAAGGTCTCCATGATCGTCTCGGACTGGAACTTGACCGCGCTCTCCATGAGAAGCGGGTGGAACACACCACACGCACCCGGCCACGGCTCGGTACGATCCTCATAGCGAATGCCAAGGATCTTCAAACCTTTGACGTACGTATCCAACCAGTCCTTGCGCGAAGCCAAGTCCTGCTCGTACTGACCGATCAGGTCGCCAGCGAGACTCTGCAACTCGTTCTCGCTCATGAAGTCTGCGAGGTTGGCGTCGAAGTCTTCGGCACGGGGACGATCCTTCTGTAAGCTAATCATCATCCCATCAATGCCGATATTGACCTCTTCCGGGTCAACGATCTCGATCTCTACCGGCTCCGGGGGAGCAAGTGCTTCCAAACCCAACGGAGCTTCCATCAAACTTTTATCAACGGCCATCTAAGTTCTCCTAGTAATACCCTTCACGACGGTGGCTCTTGAACCATTTCGTAGGCTCTGGCTCGTCAGTCGGAAGACGAATAAAACCACCTTGGCGAAAGCGAAGGAGGGCTAGAGTGGTAGAGTCAACCAAGTCGTCGTTGCTACCGGACGGGAAATCGTTGCACTCCTCAACGACCTCCCATGCCCACCTGCGGTCGGGCACCCAGACTATACCCGCAGCAAATAGGTCTGATACAGCATTTACTCTGCTGATCTTGTCTTGACCCTTACCCGGCGTGAACTCACTAATCGGCACGCCCATGCGCCGCATCTCTTGATACAGCGCCGCACCGTTGGATTTCTTCTCCACGATGAATGTGTCCGGGTTCCACTCCTTGTACTCCTCCAGCACGAGCGCCTTTAACTCTGGGAACTCCAGCCGCTGCTTGATCGAGTTCAGGAGGACGATGTTGTAGTTCTTAGTCTCCTCGTTGAAGAAAACCCCCCAAGTCGTCAAGGCGTTGTAGTCCGAGCGGTTAGTCTTCTCCTGAGCGGCGTCGAGCGACATGATGATGTGTTCGCACTGGGGCGGACTCTCTGCCTCCCACACCTGCCACCACTCACGTTTGATCAGCGCACCCTCTTCCGAGGTCGGCTGCTGCATGTACTGAGCCTGCCAGTACCGCACATCCATGCCTGCCTTCTTAGCCAGTAGTTCTTCAATCGTCCAGAAGTCCGGCCAGAGCGGTTTCTCATTAAGAATCGCCGGGAACTCGACCACTTCCCACTGATCGGCACCTTCTTCACGCAGCATGTGATCTACGATCTTGCCGGTGAGGTCAGATTTGCTCCACCGCGTCATCACTACGATGATCGCGCCACCCGGCATTAGTCGTTGGACCGGTCCCGACTGGAACCATTCCCAAGCCGGTTCAAAAACGTTTGCGCGACCTTGTTTAGCTTCCTGTTCTGAGTGGGGATCATCAATAATGAACAGATCAGCGCCTCGACCAGCAAGAGCACCGCCAACACCGATAGCAAAATACTCGCCGTTAAAATTAGTACCCCATCGAGAAGCAGATTTAGAGTCGGCCTGAAGCTCAACTTGAGGAAAAACATCATGGTAAAGCTCCGATCCCACTAAGTTACGCACGCGCCGACCGAAGTTCACCGCAAGATCCGCAGTGTGAGACGCCATAATGACTTTTTTCTGCGGAAATTTGCCTAAAAACCACGCAGGAGCGAGGTAACTGATCATCTCTGACTTGCCATGACGCGGGGCGATGTTGACGATCACCCTTTTCTTCACGCCGTTAGCAATATCTTCAAAGATTGCAGCTAATTTCCGGTGATGGGGGCCAACTTTGTATCCCGGATACACATGATTGATGAAGTCTAAGAAGGAATCCTTGCCAACGGTACGAGTACGCTCGGCCTGATACGTCTTTAGTAGCTCTAATGTGCGCCGTTTCTGCTCATCTGGCATGTTCGGCAGCGCCATACGCAGCGCCT